GTGATGGTGAACGTTGCCATGATTCAGACTCCTAGGGGGCAGCGGATCAGACGAAGGCGGCCTTGATGAACTTCGTGTCGTCGAGCATCAGGGTCGCGAAGTATCCGCGGAACTTGATGTACCGCGACAGCGAGCCGTCGGCGGCCTCCACGGAGATCGCTCCCTTCTGCTGTTCGAAGATTTCGAATCCGTCGGGGTGGCCGATGGCGAGGGTGCCGCTGGCGAAGTTGCGATCAACGACGACCTGAAGGCCGAAGGCGGTGGCGGTGGCGGTGCCGGGGGCCATGTTGCCGAAGGCGTTCATCGGGCCGATCTGGGGGAACAGGGGACGGTCGGCGGTGTCGGTGAGTTGGCCCATCGAGGCCCAGCGGTTCGGTGCGACGAACAGGTGGGTCGGGAGCCAGCCGTTGGAGGCCGAGAGGATGTCCGACGCGGCGGTGTACATCCAGGTCACCCAGTCCACCGGATCGGCGATGTTCGCAGCGGTGAAGTTGTTGCTGTTCGTGATGCCGGTAATGAGGTTGTCACTGGCCGCATTGTCGGTCTCGTTGGCGTATACGCGAGCCATGTCGTCAAGCAGGAGTGCGAGCACGTTCGGGTCGGTCCAGTCCATGTCCTCTTCGGACAGACGGACGTATCCGCCGTACACGCCCTTTGTCACCTGGTTGTCGGAGACAACGAACGTACCCTGATCGAGCGCCGTGTTTTCGCCATTGCTGGCTCCGATGGTGGTGTGCGTGGTCACCGAGGGGCGACGGAACACCTTGCCACCTCCAGGCATGGCCTTCGCGCCGATCGCGTCGATGACGGGACGGAGGCCGCGGAAGTTGTTGTACACCGGACCGACGATCGGCTCGGGCAGGATGCCAGGCGTGTCGGTGGTCTCGACGTTCGGAGCGGCCGCACGGATGCGAGCGTTGAACTCGGCGAACTCTGCGCCGCCGACGAGGAACTTCGCGATGTATTCGCCAGCCGACGGGAGCTTGAACTCGCGACGTGCCTCAGCGAAGATCGCCTGGGTGGGGATCGAGGCCGGCGCGGAAGCGGCGATCTCGACAGGGGTGGATTCGGTCATGGTTGAGTCCTCCTCGGGCTCAGGGTATTCGGGTTGTGGTTCTTCTTCGCTGGGCTCCTCTTCGGGGGCCGCAGCTGCGACACTGGTGATCCTCGCGTCATCGAACGCGGGCACGGCCACCAGTGAGAGCTCATGCCATACAGCTTCGGAGACACGCATGACTCCTTCGCTGTCGAACTTGTACTTCGTCGGCTGTACTCCGACGGACACTGCGTCGAGCGCGCCCATCTTGAGCAGTTCCATCGCGTCGTCGCCTGCGCGTGTGCCTGCGATCTTCGCTGTGAACATCATCCCCTGGTCGGTGGACACTCGTTCCATCACCAGGCCGACGACCTTCGACAGGTCGTGTCCTTCGACGAGCTTGGGAGCGCGGCCTGTTTCGGGCAGTGATCCTTTCTCGAAAAGAACTTTCGTGCCCAAAGAATCGGTGGTGGCGACATCCCAGGGCAACGCAAGACCAGTGATCGAACGTGCTGGGGTTCCGTCGAGGGCTTGTGCGTCGATCGACAGATCGGAAACGTGAAGGCGAATCATGCGATGGGTGCTCCGTTGGGGGTCTGTTCGCTGTCCTCGGTGCGTGGTTCGTCGCCGGATCCGAGGTCTGTCATCTCGAGAACTTCGTCGATGTCAAACTCGATGGATCGGCCTGGACCGACGATCTGAGGCAGTGAAAGAGTTTCGGCGATGGTCTTAGCGTAGGGAGCTGCTCCCCATAGCCACAGATCTTGTCGTGCCATCTGTGCGTTCTGATACACCATGCCGTTCGACGTGGGTGCCGATACGAGGTAGGCCGGTACTCCGGCGATGCGTGACATCTCGAGCGCCGCATGGTTTCGTGCTTCGGTGAGCTGAAGTTTCGCTGGATCCTGGCTGAACTCGACGAACTTCACTGCGTTGTTCAGTGCGCCGATCGCGGATTCGCGTCGTGCTGTCGCCCATTCGGAGGCCAGTTCGCCGAGCGATTCGGAATCCATCGGTTCCGTTCCGTCGGTCTGCTGGAGATAGCCAGCGGCGACTTCGGTGAGTGCGAATCGTCGTGCGGCCGCGTCGAGTCGGATTGCGATGTCGATCGCTCGAGCTCCGGTGTACACCATGCCCTGGTCTGCGGCGATGAATGTCACGACGTTTTCGAGCGGGATCAGAACTCCGTTGAACTCGACCTCGTCGGGCATTCCCCACCACTGCGGGCCCTGCTGGTTCGGTGTGGAAACAGATCCTGCTGGGAGCCAGGTGAACGACGCTGGGAGGCCTGTGTTCGCGTCGCGACTGGTGACGTACCAGAAAGCACGCCCGTACATCAGAAGATCCGATGTGGTGTTCGCCATGATGAACTGGCGCGTCACTTTCGGATCGGGTCGATCACACCAGGCTGGTGTCGGCGTGTAGATCTTCTCGTACTCTTCGCCTGTCCACTGGCGCGTGTACATCTTGAGATCGAGGCCGGCGATCATGGTACAGATCATCGAACGCGATCTGGCGATCGTGGGAATCGACAGAGCTCGTTCCTCGACCGTCCCGACTTGATAGCCGAGGAACGAGCCGATCTGTCCGTTGGCGACTCCGGCCGCAGCGCGGATCGCTGTGCCGTGCGACGCAAGTTGCTTCCTGAAGATCGCCATTCCGAGTCGGAGTCTCCCACCATTCTCGGTCGGAGTCCACTATCTGGACGAGGTTCCCATCGCTGGTTTCGGCCGGTTCGGTGGTGCGGATGCGAGCGCGACTGTCCAGATGAGACAGCGCGCGAGCTCGATCGGCCCTGGCGACTTCTGCGAGGAGAGCACGATCTGGCCGTTCGATTTCGCCAGGACAGCTCTCGCGACGTGCTCCGCGAGGGTGGTTTCGCCGCTGTGGACGACCTTGCCTTCGTGGATCATGGATCGGACGAGGCTTGTGTAGCGGAGAAGTTCGGCGTAGCCAACGGTCTTTGTGCGTCGGTCGAACTGTGGTGGGACGTGGATCTCGAGTGTGGGGGTGACTGCGAGTCCGACGGACGGATCCGAGAGAACCCTCCCGACCTCATCCCAGGCCTGTTCTTCGGACTCGACGACGAACTCGACAGTCGCCTGAATCCTACCGTCGGCACGTCGAGCGGCTCGCACTCCGACGTAGCGGCTCG